TAAGTTTAATACAAATGGTACAGACAGAAACTATCTTTACCAAAGCGGTGGTAATGAAATTGGCTTCCTGACAACAGCGGGTGGCTGGGCGTTCAAATGCGATAACAGCGGTAATGTCACGGCCACGGGGAACGTGACCGCCTACTCTGACATCCGACTAAAGGATGACATTGAGCCAATTGAAGGCGCACTTGAGCGCGTGGGCAAGCTACAAGGCGTTGAGTACACCCGTAAAGCTACTGGTGAGCGCGAAATAGGTTTCATTGCCCAAGACGTAATTCAACAAGAGCCAACACTCGTTGATGTCGTGGACACATCCACAGACCACACTGACGAAGCGTTCAGTGATTTGCACGTTATGAAATATCAGAACACAACAGCCCTTTTGTTAGAGGCAATCAAAGAGCAACAAACGCAAATCGAAGAAATGCGCGCTGAATTGGAGGAGTTGAAAAATGGCTCTGCAAAGTAGCGGCGCGATAAGCATGTCGCAAATCAGAAACGAGTGGGGGTCAAGCTACTCGCTTGGTAGTTATTATCGCGGCTCCCTGCCTTCTGGTCGTACAAACTACGGCAGTATTCCGTACAGCGGAGCAATATCGTTTTCTAATTTTTACGGAACCAACTCAGCTTTATCAAACTGGCAAAGCACACTTAATGTTGCGTATTGGACTACCTTCAATGGCAAATTAAATAATTATGGTTATGACAAACAGGTTTATCAGGGTAACACTTTTACCAACGGCTCTATGTCCGACACCACAATCGATACGTTTAGTAATAGGCAAATAAGTTCGGTTCATTGGCAAAACAACCTTATTAATTTTTCCATCTTTGGCAGTCTTTCAAACTCTGGCTGGACACGGATAAAAATTGGTAGCACTAGCCTCTATCGAAGTTCGGCAACATTTATAGGTTATAACAGCAATTATAACAGAACTATGTGGCAATGGTCGTCATCCAACATCATAGGGACGAGTGGCACAAAAACAGTAACCTTCTTTATCTAGGACATAGCAATGGCAGAAATACACAAAGGCGGTAGAGATGACACAAGAACCAACTGGACATTCAGCCATGTGCATGAAATTGGCGAGACAGGTGTTTGGGTCAGTTATATTTTGAATGAGAACTACGCTTGTGAGCCTGAAGAACCAAACCAAGCTGGTACATTTATCGAGCAACTAAACGGCGATGCACTGCCGCGAGGAGCTGATGGCGAGAAAATACCTCACCCGACAATGGAGAATGTCTATGTCGGGTTTGATAACTATGTCTTGTCGGAAGGCCGTGTGGCGTTAAGCGCAGAATGGGACGCTGGCGATATAACCACGGAGCAAATGGATGCTTATGAAAACTGGCTACGGACAGAAAACTTTGGCTTGAACATTGAGAACATCCAGCGCACCGATACGTCTATTTCTTGGGAGCAAGTAACGCATGATGAAACAGGTGGCCCGTATCCGCTTGTGAAGTATCAACCAGACAGCCAATTCAAAGTCACCATTGCTAGCGATGTAATTTCGATGGCCTGCTTCCTACGCCCCGAAAACCAAGCGGATGTCTGGAACGCTTGTTCCTACAGTATCCGCGCTGGTGATACGCTGGCTATTAATAAGCAGGGAACTGAGTGTTATGTCGTTTACATAGGTGATGACTTTGTTGTCGATGGTGAAGCCGTTGATAAGGGAACAATATACGAGGTGACCACTGACAGTATTAGTGTAGTCAACAATGCTTCAGGCGTTCGTAAAATAGGAATGATTTGGAAATAATAAATGGTTGAACCAATCTCATCCACTCTTGCAGGTATTGCGCTTGTGCAAAAAAGTGTGGAGTTCATCAAATCAAACATCAATACCGTGAATGATATAGGCCAAATTGCTGGCGCACTGGACGGTCTGTTTGCAGGAGAGAAACAGGTTCAAAAAGAAAGATACGGCGGTAAGTCGCTACTTGGGCAAACTAAAGATGCCGCCCACTCAGTTATAGATGCAAAATTGGCACAGGAAAAACTCGAAGAAATGTCAATACTAATCGACAATCGTTTCGGATATGGCACATGGAGACAGATTGTAAATGAACGAGCCAAACGAATTTCTGAAGAAAAAGAGAAAATACGTCAGCAAAAGGCGTTAGCAAGAAAGAAAAAGGAAGAGTTTGTAGAAGCCGCGACAATAGTTGGAAGTGTGGTTGGTGGGTGCGTCCTGCTTATCACAGTTCTTATGGCTTTGTTTCTTCTCTGATTGGAGCAATCAAGTGTACCCAGATGACAAAACAATAATAGATTTAAGCGCACTAGGCGTGACCGCAGGAGCTTTTGTGGAAATACTACCTTCTATTACAGCCCTCGCTTCACTGCTCTGGGTCTGTATTCGTATTTACGAAACCGAAACAATCAAGAAACTAATAGAAAGAATAAAAACATGATGAGCCTTTTATCAAACGCGATTGGTCTGGTTGGCAATGTGGCAGGAAGCTACATGGAACGCAAAGCAGACGAGCAGAAAGCTAAAGGCGAGATTGCCAAGAAAGTAGCGGCTGGCGAAGTCAACTGGGAGAACCAATGGGCATCCAACGCCAACAACGGGTGGCTTGATGAGTTCTACGGGGTTCTCTTGGCTGTGCCGATGGTCTTGGTCTTTCTTGGTGACGAATGGGCCGTAAGGGTCAAAGCAGGATTTATTGCGTTAGATGAGAGCGTTCCTGAGTGGTACATCGCGGCATGGCTTGCCGCCGTGGGTGCGGCTTTTGGTGTTCGTAGTGTCTCCAAGCTCCGCAAGTAAAACCGTTACAAGGTAACGATTATGTCAAACAGAGATTACAAATCAGAGTATCGTCAGTACCACGCCCGTCCAGAACAGAAGAAACGCAGGGCAGGGCGCAACGCGGCTAGACGATATATGGTAAAACAAGGACGAGTAGCCAAGGGCGACAATAAGGACGTTGACCATCGTGATTTCAACGCAAGAAACAACGACCCTGCAAACCTCTCCGTCAAACCCAGAAGTGCTAACAGAGCAAGGAAACCTAGAAGCTATGGCTGATAAGAAAGTATCTGAAATACTCAACGAGCTACACGAGGCAGTCGCAAGTGACCTGCTGTTCAAAATCAAGTCTGGCGATGCGAAAGCCGCAGACCTGAGTGTCGCCGCGAAGTTCCTCAAGGACAACGGTATCGAGGCTATCCCGACAAACAACAGTACCCTAGTCCAACTCCTAGAAGAGATGCCTTTTGACGAAGACGACCTCATCCAAACTAACTGACTTTCGGAACTTCCTGTTCCTAGCTTGGAAACATCTAAACCTACCTAACCCGACACCCGTCCAATATGACATGGCAGAGTATCTCCAGCACGGCCCACGCCGTCTGGTTATCGAAGCCTTTCGTGGCGTAGGCAAATCCTACATCACGAGTGCGTTTGTCGTTCACCAGCTTCTGACAAATCCAGAACTGAAGATACTGGTGGTATCCGCTAGTAAGACACGGTCAGATGACTTCAGTATCTTTACGCAACGGCTCATCAACGAGATGCCGATACTGCAACACCTGAAGCCCCGCGAAGACCAGCGGATGTCTAAAATCAGCTTTGATGTTGGCCCAGCGCAAGCTTCGCACAGCCCTAGCGTCAAGTCCGTGGGTATCACGGGTCAACTCGCTGGCTCTCGCGCCGACATCATCGTAGCTGATGACGTAGAGATTCCTAACAACTCAGCCACACAATCTATGCGCGACAAGCTGTCAGAATCCGTAAAGGAATTTGACGCTGTCCTCAAACCTGATGGACGCATCATCTACCTTGGTACACCCCAGACTGAGATGTCCCTATATGAGGAACTTCCCAACCGTGGATACCAAGTTCGTATATGGCCTGCCAGATACCCCTCAGAAGACCTCAGAGGCCGCTACGAGGGGCGTTTAGCTCCTCTGGTAGGTGACCACCTAGACAGACACGGAGAGGCCTGTACGGGCCTCCCTGTAGACCCTACGAGGTTTACTGAAGATGACCTAATGGAACGTGAGTTGTCCTATGGTCGTTCTGGCTTCTCTCTCCAGTTTATGCTCGACACCAGCCTGTCTGATGCCGACAAGTATCCTCTCAAACTCAACGACCTGATTATCAGCCCGTTGGATAACGACAAAGCCCCTGAGAAAGTCGTATGGGGTCGTGACCCCGCACGGGAACTCAAAGACCTACCAAACCTTGGTCTGGCTGGTGACCGCTACTACAGCCCCCTAGAGAACATCGGGGAGTGGCTGGAGTACACTGGGTCAGTTATGTCTATTGACCCGTCAGGTCGCGGTGCTGACGAAACAGCCTACGCAGTCGTAAAGATGCTCAACGGCAACCTGTATGTCTCTGACGCTGGTGGCGTGACTGGGGGTTACTCAAAGGAAACCCTTGACCGTCTAGCGCACATCGCCAAGCGAAACAAAGTGAACGAGGTAATCATTGAGAGCAACTTCGGTGACGGGATGTTTACCGAACTCTTTAAGCCTCATCTTACCACGATATACCCTGTAAGTACATCAGAG